AAGTCCGGTCCTGATGCAAAGAAGATGTTCACAGATAAGGTGGTACCCATATCAGTTAATTATCCCTTCTTTTTCAAACCCATCCAGGACGGAATGGACCGTCCAAAGACCGAGCTTGCCTTCCGTGTCCCAGCCAGTAAACTTACCAGACGTAAGCTTACCACCAACGAAACCACACAGGATCTCGAGGGACTGGACACCACCATCGATTGGAAGAACACCGGTGACAACTCCTACGATGGGGAGAAACTCAAACTCCTCGTTCATGATGAATCGGGGAAGTGGGAAAGGCCCAACAACATCCTCAACAACTGGAGGGTTACGAAGACCACGTTAAGACTAGGTAGTAGAATTATTGGTAAGTGTATGATGGGTTCAACATCAAATGCTTTAGACAAAGGTGGTGATAATTTTAAAAAACTTTATAAAAACTCAGATGTCACAAAAAGAAACCGCAATGGACAGACTAGCTCAGGATTATATTCTTTGTTCATACCTATGGAATGGAACTACGAAGGATTCATTGATTCTTATGGCTTACCTGTATTCGAAACTCCAGAGCAAGAGGCTTTCGGACCTTTTGGAGAAGTAATTGAAACAGGTATATTAGAGCACTGGCAAAATGAAGTTGATGGTTTAAAAAATGACGGTGATGCTTTAAATGAGTTTTATAGACAGTTTCCAAGAACTGAAGAACATGCTTTCAGAGATGAAACTAAAAACAGTATATTTAATTTAGCAAAAATATACGAGCAAATAGATTTTAATGAAGATCTAAATAATGAGTCACAAATAACAACAGGTAACTTTCAATGGTTTAATGGCGTTAAAGACAGCTCTGTTATGTTTTATCCAAACCCAAAAGGTAGATTTAAAATAAGTTGGGTTCCTAGGCAACAACAACAAAATAAATTTGTTATAAAAAATGGTATTAAATATCCTGCTAATGAGCATATGGGTGCTTTTGGTTGTGATAGTTATGATATATCAGGAACTGTAGATGGGCAAGGATCAAAAGGTGCTTTACATGGTTTAACTAAGTTTAGTATGGAAGATTGTCCACCAAATCAGTTTTTTTTAGAGTATATTGCAAGACCAGCAACAGCGGAGATGTTTTTTGAGGATGTTTTAATGGCATTAGTTTTTTACGGGATGCCTTTGCTTGCAGAAAATAATAAACCTCGTCTATTGTATTATTTAAGAAGACGTGGTTATAGAGGTTATTCAATGAATAGACCTGATAGAGTATGGAATAAATTATCTACAGCTGAAAAAGAAATAGGTGGTATACCAAACTCTAGCGAAGATATAAAGCAAGCGCATGCCGCTGCTATTGAAATGTATATACAAGATCATGTAGGTATAAAAAGTGATAACACTTATGGTAGTTGTTATTTTAATACAACATTACAAGATTGGGCTAAATTTGATATTAATAATCGTACAAAGTTTGATGCGACTATTAGCAGTGGGTTAGCAATAATGGCTTGTAATAGACACTTGTATAGACCAAATCCAATTATGAAAAAAGAAAAATTAAACTTAAGCATAGCTAGATATAAGCAAACTGGTGTGCGATCAAAACTAATAGAAAATTAATATGGCTGAGTCAGTTGTAAAAGGTTATTTTCCAAGTCAAATTGTAAGTGACATAGAAAAAGTTAGCGCAGAGTATGGCTTAAAAGTAGCTAAAGCCATAGAATACGAGTGGTTTGATAGATCAAATTCAAATCATAGATATAATCAGCACCAAATGGAGTTTCATAGACTCAGGTTATATGCTAGAGGTGAACAGCCTATACAAAAATATAAAGATGAATTATCTATAAACGGTGATTTATCTTACCTTAATTTAGACTGGAAACCAGTACCTATAATACCTAAATTTGTAGATATAGTTGTAAACGGTATATCAGAAAGAACATTTGATATAAAAGCTTACTCACAAGATCCTTATGGTATGAGTAAGAGAACAAAATACATGGAATCTATAATAAGAGACATGCAGACAAAAGAGCTTTCTGATTTTGCTCAAGAAGCTTTTGGTATGAGCTTATTTGAAAATCCACCTGAAAA